ACGGTAAGAAGCCGACATTCCAGTGCATTGACGAGCCGCACCGTCTGTATGAGGACCGGCACCGCAAGTCGTATGCCACGATGAAAAACAACCTGCCGAAGCGTAAAATGGACGACGCCTGGCAGCTGACTTGTACCACCGCCGGTGACCCTGCCGAGCCGTCTATTGCGCGTGACCAGTATCAGCAGGGTCTGCGCATGGCCGCCGGTAAGGTCAAATCAGATGAGGCCCGTACGTTCTTCTACCATCGCCAAACCAGCGACGCTAACGCCAAGTTCGACACGATGGGGGATCGCCTGCGCGCGTTGAAGGAGGCGTCCGGGGAAGAACTCTTCGGGTTCCGCGACCCCATTCCGACAGCCGCCATGTGGGACGAGGCGGGTGCCGACCGCTCCTATCTGGAGCGCGTGTGGTGCAACCGTTGGGTTCAGTCCGCGCAGACAGCCTTCGACGTGCAGAAGTTCCGTGCCCTCGGTGATCCGACTCTGCGCATCCGACCCGGCAGCCAGGTTGTGGTTGGTTTCGACGGCGCACGCCGTGAAGACTCCACCGCGATTGTGGTCACCGAAATCGACACGGGAATTCAAGTTCTGGCCGGTCTATGGGAGCGGCCTGATGAGGAGGACTTGGACGGCCAAGGCTGGGAGGTGCCGGTTTCCGAGGTGGACGAGGTGATGACTTCTATTGTGCAGGACTACCGGGTCGAATTTGCGTTCTGCGATCCGCCGTACTGGCAGGAGCAGATCTCTATTTGGTCTGGCAGGTGGGAAGGTGTTTTCGTGTCCTGGTACACCAAAAACATCAACCCCATGTACTATGCGCTCCGGGCCTACAACGAGGCGATTGAGTCAGGTGACCTTGCTCACGACGGTAACCCTGATTTGGTGAGGCATGTCGGCAACGCCGGGAAAAACATGCTTTCGCAGTATGACGACGAGGGTCTGCAAAAGTACCGGCTTGTTAAACTGAACAAGAAACGAAAATACGACGCCGCAATGGCCGCGGTTCTCAGCTGGGCCGCGCGGATGCACGCACTGGCGAAGGGTGCGGAGCAGAAGGAAGACCCTGGGGAGTTTTATGACGCCCCGCAACGACTTAGGTAGGAGCGCCATTGTTTGCGATTAAACCCGGCGACGACATTGAAAACACGGATGATGTAACCCACCCGGATTACTACGCCTATTCACTGCTCAACGAGATCAAGCAGCGTTGGGATTTCATTGAACAGGCGGAGTCCTATATGTCCGGAGACCCGGTCGGCACGGAGTACGAGCCGGAGGAAGAGAAGCAGTTCGAGGGACTGCAAGAGCTGCGTGAAATCAGCCAAACCAACTGGGCTAAGTTGATTGTGTCGGCCACCACAGACCGCCTCGGCATTCTCGGTTTCCGCTCTGCATTGTCTTCCGGCGAGACCGGCGACGAGGTTGTTGAACGCCTGTTCGAGCGGGATGCGATGGGGATTAAGGCCCAGGAGGCCATGACCCTGGCCTGCGCGTACCGCAGCGCCTACCTTTACGTTGACCCTGGCTCAAAGCGCCAGAAGGTTCTGCCGCCGTCGAACGCAGCCGTCATGACTGATGTTTTCGGCGAGCCTGTCGCCGCCGTAGTACTCCTGCGCGACCGCGTGTTGTCGCGAGACGTGCTTAACTTGTTTGTTCGTGAAACCGACGAGGACACCGGTGAGGCCACAGGTCGCTGCCACATGTTCGTGGCGACCCGTGAGTTTGACGACAAGCAGCAGCAGTCGCAGGTGGCCAGGGGGTTCTCGCTGCGCCTTACTCAGTACGACTCTGAGGTTCCTTTCAATCGGTACGGCGTCATGCAGGACTGGGTGTGGTGGAAGGAACGCATCGTCGACCAAGAGAGGGTGCCGGTGACGGCCATCACTAACAAGGATGGCAAAAACGAGTTCGAGGATCACTTCTCCATCATCGACCGCATTAACCACATGACCCTACAGCGCACTGTTATTGCCACAATGCAGGCGTTCCGCCAGCGCGGGGTTAAAGGCAACTTCCGGCGCCGCGACGAGTTCGGCCAAGAGATCGACTACTCCGACATGTTCGAAGCCAGCCCCGCCGCTCTATGGATGCTTCCGGAGGGTGCCGAGATTTGGGAGTCCTCCCCAACGAGTTTTCAGGAGATTCTAAACTCGGTGTCCAAGGACATCCAGGATTTGGCGTCGGTGACCTATACGCCAATGTCGTACTTCTCGGATAGCCTCAACCAGTCCGCGCAGGGTGCCAACGCGCAGAAGGAAAACAGCATCGCCAAAGTCGAGGATCGACGACGTCGGTTCGGGGCCGCATGGAAGCGCCACATTTCAATCCTATTGGGGGTCAACGGCGAAAAGGACCGTGCGGAGGAGGACTCTCTAGAGGTCATTTGGGGTCCGATCCAGACCTACACCCTAGCGGAGAAAACCGCCGCAGTCACCTCCCTTGTTGGTGCGGGCGTGTCCCTGCGCACGGCGCTACGTGAGGGTGCGTTCATGACACCAAGCGAGATTCGCCGCGCAGAGAACGAGCGGATTGAGGAGATGCTGTCGCAAACCCTTACCTCCGCCATTGGCACTATGACCCCGCTGGCCAAGGCCAAAGCAACCCAAGCTACGAACCTAACACCGGCCAAGTCGGAGTCGCAGAAGCAGCAGGACCAGTTGGCCGGTAAGGCTGAGGCGGGGGCCGAGTAATGCCGGTAACAGCACAGACCCTGCCTCCGGCCCGTTCGGTCTACGACTACCCGATCACTATCCCTGGCCAAGAATTAACCCCTGCGCAGGTCGAGCAGGCCAACATCGCCAAAATTGCCGGGATCGTGACTGCTGTCGCGGCAGGCAAGAAGGCTCTCACTGACGCCGTCACCATGCAGGTTGTGGCGCTCCTGCGCGCCGCGGAGGCGGCCCCTATCCGTGGTCGTGACCACCTCCGGATCCCTGCGGAGGAGAGCGCGCGCGTTTCCTGACAGGATGGACCCGTGAAGCTCCTCCTCGTCCGTCACGGACAGACCATCGCCAACACCATGGGTGCTCTCGATACGGATTTTCCCGGCAACTCCCTGGATCCCACCGGCCTGTCCCAGGCGGCCTCGCTGCCGGATCTGCTGGGTGCCGACCGACTCGGAGGGATCTCCTCGCTGTGGACCTCGCCGATCGCCCGAGCGCGTCAGACGATCGCGCCGCTGGAGGGCGTCACGGGCCTGATGGCGAGTATCGACTCGGGTCTGCGAGAGGTGCTCGCAGGCGATCTGGAGATGTGCACGGACGCGCGCTCGGTCGCCTGCTACGCGGACACGACCCGGGCATGGATGATAGGGCGCACCGCTGCGCGCCTGCCCGGCAGCCCGGAGGACGGCGCCGACACCTTCGCCCGGTTCGACGCCGCCGTCGGTCGGATCGCCCGCACGACGACGCAGACCGCCGGTGCGGGGGCAACGGCACTGCTGGTCGCCCACGGCACCGTTCTGCGTCTGTGGACCGCCCTGGCCGCGGCATGGGGCGGGGGAGCGGGTACCCCGGGGGGCTTGGGCGGTTGCGGCTTGTTGTGCGGCTTGACCTAGTTGTCCTGATGATGAATTAGGTCTTATACCTGTTTTATCAAAAAACCGATTTACTCCACCACCAAAATCCGTAAAATCAAGTTTAGACAACCCTTCCAAAACTGCGCCAAATCCTTCTCTAGCTGCCCCACCCCAGTCACCATTCTGAGCTTGTTTATAAGCTCTTGCGGCAAAATCCGAACCAATCGCACCACCTGCTGCCGTTAAACCTGCAAGCGTACCACCAGCAATCTTTTCTACTTTTGGAATATTTACACTTTGCGTCTGTGCCGTCCGAATCGTTGCTTTTTCTCCATAATTGCCCGTTACCGTTACGCTTTTGTTCTGACTGCCCGTTATCGTGCCGCCGTTCTTCGTTACGGTCGGTTTGCCTTGGTTCTGCGTCTGAACGCGCCATACGCCTGTTTTAGGGTCGTAGCCACGTTGTTTTAAGGCTTGTTCGGACGGGAATCCCGACCCCTGATGTTGGACGGGCGGAGGCAGTCCTACGTCTGCCCATGCGCCATTCAATGCCAAGACCGAGCCAATACATACAGAAAAACGGCTAAAACTGCGGGCTTTGCCATTCCGATTAAAAACGCTGCTTCGGGTGTCATTCTTCATTTCTTTCTCTCTGCCATAAAATCAGCTTCACAATGACGACGACGGCAAAAAGTGAAATCATTGCAAACATGATTTGTGTGCCGACGGCTTCGCCGAATCTGTAATATTCCATGCTGTCGCATTGCGGAAACTGTAGTTTTACGGTCTGTTCGTTATACGTC